GATCTCGTCTCAGCCTGTCCCGAGAGGAGGAGACTATCGTTTTTGCGTAGGTATAGACCATGGATCAAATCCTGGATCTCAAGTCGCGATCCTCTCCTGCGTAGACATGAGAGATCAGCAAAACCCAAGGATATTTGTGCTCGGAGAGTATACGTCAGGACAGGCTCCTCCGGAGCATCATGCTCAGGCTATACTCGAGCTCCTGAAAAGATACGGAGTCGATCCAAATCTCGCGATATGGACAGGAGACGGAGAGCACAGAGGACGCGATCAGTACAAGATGAGCAACATCCTCCTCATGAGAGCATTTGAGAACATCCTCGGCTATCCTCCGAGAGGTCTACCGTTTACCGTCAGACGAGCGAGAAAAGGACGGCACTCTGTCTATTTTGGTGCTAGTATACTACATGCGATCATGTCGCGTCGTCACTTTTGGATTAGACCGGAATGCACTCAGACTATCAAATCAATACAGAGCTGGACAATGAAACAGACTCAATCAGCGAGGAGCCGAGACCAATATGGCCATGCGGTTGATGCTCTCAGATATGGTCTCCTCCCGATCTTGGACTATAGACCAAACGTACCACAAAAAATAATGGTGTACTAATGATAAATATGAATAACGTCCCTCCTAAACCGCAGGCTCCGAATACAGTAGAAGAGCGCAGATGGGAGCACTCTGCTCTCAGACGTAGACTTTTGACAGGATTATGGGAGCAAGATCTTGAGGATGAGCTCCTCAGACATTTGCCAACAGATAGACGCGAGGCATTAGGACCTTCTGATCTGTCATCCTGTGCCATTGAGCAAGTCACGAGACAGCTCGCAATGCTATATCATTCTGAGCCAAATGTCACAGGAGACGGAGATATATCTGCTCTCATCGGACGAGACGGATATGTCAGCAAAGCAGGATTTTTTCAGCTCATGCAAAAAGTACAGCAGATGACGCTCGGCATTAGAGAAATGTTTGTACGCGTCGACGTTGCTCCTCATGTACCAGGAGAGATCGCACGAGTTCCCGGTCTATCATTCAGAGCAGTGACTCCTGACTTTGTTATTGCTGCTGCCTCCGAGGATGCTCCGGATATACCATTGTACTATCAAGAACTCAGACTCAGGATGCATCCGGAGACAGGAGAGCCTATTTGGGTATGGGACATCCTGGACATACGCAATCCCAATGACCCGATTTTTGGCATGTTTGAGGCGACTCCCACAGGAGACATCGGAGCCGATGTGTCAGAGATGTATATGGGACACGAGGCAATGAGAGGAGAGTACTATCCATATCGCAGCAGAGACGGAGTCCCCTATTTGCCTGTCGTGTTGTATCATGCGGAAAAAACAGGACAGCTATTTAACGCTTTTGACGCTGCTCAGCTCGCATATGGATCTCTCACTGCTGCCGTACTATTCTCATTTTATGTCCATTGCGTCAGAGACAACTCATGGCCTCAGAAGTATGTCGCAGGATTGCATCTCTCCGGACTCTCTCAGCTCGAAGGAGACTTGACAGGACGCAGATCAGCAATCAGCACAGATCCGAGCAGCATCCTTATGTTTCAGACTGAGCCCGATATGCAGGGACAGCCTCTGATCGGCTCTTTTACATACGCAGATCCATCTCAGCTCCTGGACAGCATCTCAAAATATGAGTACAGAGTAGCAACGGCAGCAGGCATCTCCTCCGAAGTGCTCAGACAATCCGGAGATCCAAGATCAGGATATGCACTCTCAATCTCTCGTGATGGACAGAGAGAAGCACAGCGCAGATATGCTCCTGTTTTCAGGAGAGCAGATGAGGAGATGCTCGCCAAATGTGCTATGCTATGCAATCGTTTTTTAGGTGCATCTCTCCCGGAGTCAGGATACAGAGTCGTATATACTCCTCTCGGACTCTCTCCGGAGGAGATGCGAGCTCAGCGAGAGGACATCATCCAAAAGCTGACAGCAGGCCTCATCTCTCCAGTAGACGCTATGCAAATGCTCAATCCGGATCTTGATCCGATAGAGGCAAAGCAACAACTTGAGCGTATACGACAAGAGAGAGCTCAATACTCAATCTAACCATAGGAGACAAAATGACAGAGATAGAGCAAGACGGACGTACATACGTCCTCAAATCAGAGATGGAAAACATCATTAAAGAACGTATAGGCAAAGTCGCGAGCAGAGCAACATCTGCAGAGCAGGCACTTGAGGAGGCAGAGAAGAGACTTGAAAAAGCAGAAAAAGCAATGAGCTCAGTCGACATCCTCAATCAGCAGCTCGCAGAGATGCAGACAAGACTCCAACACTCCGAGCAGCGTTTTGATCGCTATCAAAGTATCTCAAAGCATGGTCTGACAGATCCAGACTTGATTGAGGCAATCGAATGGAGTTTTGAGAGAGCACAAAAAGGCAAAACAGACGGAGATAGACAGACTCTCTCAGAATGGCTTGATCAGCAGGTTACAAATCCCGAGAATGCTCCGATCACAATCCGTCCTCATTTGCAGGCTCTCAAGATGATCGCAGAGGCAGACACACCACCACAACAAAAAGAAGCTCCTCAGGAGGCATCTACGCTCTCACAAATACAGTCTTTAGGAGAGTACACTCAACAGCAGCAGACTCCTCCTCCTCGTGCAAATGTCGGAGCAATCCCTGCTCCCGATTCTCCGGGCTTTTTGGAGAGAGCACTCAAAGATCCAGACTTTTATGCAGCCAATAGAGACAAAGTGCGAGCAGCATGGCAAAATCGCAATCGGAGACAGTCATGAGCGAAGATCTACGCAGCTTAAATCAGTATCCGGCTTTTTATAATTTTACAGCAACGGATACCACAACAACAGAGATCCTCTTGCCATCTGCAGCAACTCAGATCTCTCTCGGAGCCCAAGGAAAGGAGCTCTATGTCTGTCGTAATGGAGCCACAGACGGAGGAGCTGTGCCGAGCAACAAAATGACAGTGCCACAGAGCAATTATGTCGTACTCAGACTCGGACGAGGCAAGAATAGACCGGACTCTATTTTTGTTGCATCCAAGAGCGGTAATGCAGAGGTCTCTATCATTCTTGAGGAGTTATGATGCCATGGCTTTTCGATTTGCTTTTTTTATCAATGAGTCAGGAGCAGGAGGAGGAGACATGAAGCAGGCCGATCTCACGTCTCAGGTTAACGGCTCAAATACGAGCTTTACGATCCCGGAAGAATATCAGGCAGGATCTCTCAGAGTATACTATAATGGTATCCGACAGGTCGAGGGCGAGACATTTGACGAGTACAACAGCACGACATTCACGACAAATTTCACTCCTGCAGTCGGAGATTATGTGACAGTCGACTATATCGCTCAGGCATCATAACGATCTATATCCGGAGACTACAAAAATGCATTTTTCACCAAAAAACTATATATAGGAGTCTAACCCATGGGTTCAGTTCAAATTAAGAGCGGTCAGCTATCCGATAATGCGGTCATTGCTGCCAAAATCGCATCAGATGCCGTCACATCAGTAAAAATCCTTGACGGAGCTATTACATCCGGCAAACTCGGATCCTCTGCCGTATTGACAGCAGCTCTCAATGATGCTGCCGTTACTGCTGCAAAACTCGCGAGTGACGCAGTAGAGACAGCAAAAATCGTAGACGATGCCGTCACCAGTGCCAAAATCCTTGACGGAGCCGTAGGCACTAGCAAACTCGCAGCAGCATCTGTCACCAATGCCAAAATCGGAACAGACGCAGTACAGTCCTCCAACATTTTGGACGCTGCTGTCATCACATCAAAACTCAATGACGGAGCCGTCACTAGTGCAAAACTCGGAGCCTCTGCTGTTACTGCTGCAAAAATGGATCTGACAGGCACATTTGACTTCTCCTCCGGTACTTTGCAAGTCGGTACTCCGAGCAACTCTTCAGACGCTGCTAATAAAAGCTACGTCGACAGTGTTGCTGCAGGTCTCAGCATCAAAGAAAACGTGAGAGTCGCTGCTCCTGGAAACGTAGACATCAGCTCTGCTCCTGCCGCAATCGACGGAGTGACACTCTCTGCAGATGATCGCGTCCTTCTTTTCAACCAAACCGATAAAAAACAAAATGGTGTATACGAGTTCGCAGGCTCAGGATCCGCAATGTCCCGCACTGCTGACATGGATGCCTCTGCAGATTTCCCCGGTGCTTTTTTGTTCGCGCTCGAGGGTAATACCTACGACAATCAGGGATTTGTATGTATCAATGATGCTCCTCCTTCTCTCGGAGTCGATAATATTGAGTTTCAACGATTCTCAGGCCTCGGATCTGTTACTGCGTCCGGAGGATTGACAATCAGCGGAGACGACATCTCTATCGCAGACGGAGGAGTAGTTACAGCCAAACTCGCAGACGGAGCTGTCACTACAGCCAAACTCGCAGATGATGCTGTCACATCTACCAAAATCGCAAATGGATCTATCTCCAATGTAAAGATGGCCGATGACTCCGTAGGTGCTGACGAGCTCATTGATGGCTCCGTAGGATCTGCTGCTCTCGCATCTGACGCAGTATCTACTGTAAAAATCGCAGACTCTGCCGTCACTACTGCCAAAATCGCAGACGGAGCCGTCTCATCTGCAAAAATCGCAGCTACAGCAATCGACTCCTCCAAACTCGCAGACGATGCTGTCACCAATGCAAAACTGGCAGACAATGCCGTAGACACTGCCGAGCTCGTAGACGGAGCCGTAACTACTGCCAAAATCGCGACATCTGCAGTATCCTCTGACAAGATTGCCTCTGCTGCAGTTACATCTGTCAAGATTGCCTCCGGTGCCGTTGGTACTACTGCTCTCGCTGATGGTGGTGTGACTGCTGCAAAACTCGCATCCTCCTCTGTGACTGCTGCAAAACTCGGTATCACTTTTGCTCAGGAAGGAGCTCAGATCTCCGGTAGCTCAACAACTACTATCGATCTTGCTCAGACTCTGCCAAGCAACAGTATCAACTCCGTACTTGTATTTAAAAACGGTCTCAATCTCCGCAATATGACAGCACTCGGAGACACTCCTGCAGACAATGACGAATACTCAGTATCTGCTAACGGAGGAGCTGCCGGTGTTGCTCGTCTGACATTTGGAGCCGCATTGACAGACGCTGACGCATTGATCATTTGGTATTGGTACTAATACTCTCTCGCTCTGTGCACTCAGCCCGATCGGACTCGCTCTGATCGGGCTTTTTTACGTCCTGATCTTCGTTCATCTCCTGACAGGCATGCAGAGCTCGCAGATACTCTCCCTTGCTCATTCCTCGTCTTTTTTTGGGTTCACAGACGAGCTTGCCATCAACCCAACGAGCAAAAATATCGATCATTGTTGCACTCCTGTTTTTTATGCTATAATAGGATAGAATATAGCAGGGTACGGTCGCTCCGGTAAAAGCTGAAGAGCCCATAAAGCAAAAAAACCTAACCCCTAACTATAGGAGCCTAAAATGGCTACATCTAATCCGATTACATTTGACAATGTATCCTCATCTGGCGGTCTTGTTGGCAATCTGAGACTCGCTGCAATGATCTCTCAAGAGATTAACCTCCTCCTCAAAGATAACGCTAACCTCCGCAATACTGCTCTTTTGAGCTATCAAGGCAGCATCAACGGCCTCGGCAGTGATACCGTACGCGTACGTCTTGCCGGCCTTGACGGATACGACAGCATGGCTGCAGCTACTTCCGAGATCTCCGATGAGTCCGCGAATGCTACTGCATTGACAGTACAGACTGCTGATCTTGTTGCTGCTCGTCAGTACATCATCTATCATATTGACGACCTTGCATCCATGACCGGATACGGCTCTATGGATATCGATCCATTCCGCATTGCTCAGAGCATTGCAGGATCTTATGAGACTCGTTTTGCCGAGCTCACAGGACTCGCAGCTGCAAACTTCTCCTCAACAGCAGGATCTAACTCTACATCTCTCAGCGTAGACGACTTTTTTGACGGTATTTTTGCTCTCGAGCAAGCTGCTTCCGGAGCTGGCGCTCCTGGACCTTATGCTGCAGTACTCGCTCCTAAAGCATTGACCGAGCTACAAGATTCTCTTCGTAATGAGACAGGTAATGCAGTGAGCCGTATGCAATCCTCTATGGACATGCTCGCAGCTAAGGGTGAAAACTACGCAGGCAATCTCTTCGGTGTAGATGTATATCGCTCAAAACACGTCAACGAAAACGGATCTGCAGGTTATGATAACTTCATGATCTCTCCGATGGCTCTCGGCTATGTGGACGGTATTCCTGCAGCTCTTCAAGGCTCTAAGGATTTCATGTCTATGGGCAAGATCGTCGTAGAATTTGACCGTAAGCCAATGAGTGCAAGCACCTACATTGTAGGCCATGCGTATCTTGGTCTTGGTGTTATCGAGGATGCTAGAGGCGTTAAGCTTCTCTCAGTTCGTTAGTAGATCGCTTTGTCAGGAGTCTGCAGGATCTATCATCTCTGTAGTCTCCGGATTTTGCGGTCTCCTGACTCTTTTTTTCAATAGGAGACTACATGACAGACTACAGCAAATTTGCAC